GTTTCAATAGAATATCCACCATACTCACTCACATTAGGTTTAATCCAAGCCTTGACTTCAACATCTGTTGAGCCACATTCTTCACATAAATAACTCATAATTCCTCCACGAATTTAATCTTGTTAGCAATAAACCACAAGCCACCTTGGCTCTTAGGTCTGGAGAATTCTTCCCATTCAAGTATGTCTACCTCTACCCATACTCTATTCTTTTTAGATAGGTGTGGTGCGTGTGGTGTTGATGTACAGTGCCAACCTTGGCGTACTTTAAAGCCCTTAGTTGGGTGACATTCTGATTCATACCATTCATCAAACTCAAACCCTTGTTTCTTGTTTATAAATAGTGGTGTTAGTTTCCCACTCTGTAACTTTCTAACTAGCTTATATGCTTTCATATTTAACTCTCCCTCGTGTAATAAGTTTCACTGTCCATAGACCAACTTTCATCATCATAATCTGCATATGACACATATTGACCCTCTATTAATTTGACCTTAGCCCAAGCTTCGTCCTCTAATGGTGTTACCCAAACAGCATCACCCTTTTTATCATAAATTGTATAGCTTCTTGTTTTCATATTTAACTCTCCTATTTTGCGAACTCGGTTCGCTAATCCATAACAGCCTTAATTAACTGTCATACTACGTATTATACTCTCATATGCTCCGTATGTCAAGTGGGTCAAGGGTTTCAGGAATATCCGAGGTATAGAGTTGGGCTATCCATTCTTTTACGCACATCACACACATTACGTGCGTTCATATAGTGCCAAAATAAGTTGATATCTGCGAACTGGTTCGCTAGATAATACTTGACTAAATTAGTAGGGATAAGGGTTGGTTATTTTGCGAACTGGTTCGCTGGGCGTGTCATAATATTTATTTTGTACAAAGGGTTGTGTTTTAGATTTAGTTGTGCATAATAGGCACTACTTAGCCGAAGCACTGAAGCCGAAGCGGGTTTTTAAATACAAAATGAGAGTTACATAAAATGACAAACAAGACAACAGCAACAGCAACACAGACAACAGCACAACTTCAAAAGGCGTTCAATAATGCAACATTAAATGATGATATTGAGAGAGCAATTTATAATAATGGTCGGGATAGTGCAGAAGCTAAAAGAAAGGGTCTGAGATTAGATAACAATAACGCCTTGATGATTGATGATTTAATTACACAGTGTAAAAGTGACAAAGACTATACAGCTATTGAGCGTATCGGCTTAAAGCATAAAACGTTTGATTTGAAGTCTGGATATCTGGGAAAAGACGATAAGACCCCTGAGAGTTGCAAGGCGTTCAAAACAGCCGTTGGTAAAGCATTTGATAGAGCGTATAAAAAAGACCCTACAGCAGACAACCTGAAGACGTTGCAAGGTTGTGGAATGGGTGGCGTGCCAAAGGTTGGTGACAAAAAGAAGCCAAAAGCTCCGAAGCCTGAAACAACAGATCAAACTATTGGCGGTGACAAAGGGTCTGAGAAGGGCGAAGTTATCAACTTAAAACCTAGTGACGATAGCAAACAAATAGCTTGGGATTATGTAGTAAATAACTTCTCTTATGAAGAGCTTGTAAAGTTGTCTGAAGACTGGGCACGAGTTGAAAAGTTAAACTCTAAAGAAGTAGTCAACGGCTAGTCAATAGCCCTTTCCAAAGAAGCCCGCCCAGTGCGGGTTTTTTATCGTCTGAGTTTTGCGAACTGGTTCGCTAGGTTAAAACATTGGACACGCTGTATATTAATTGCTTGTTTAAATCCTATGCATTCACAGCCCCTTCAGTGCCTCTAATTTGAATTATTGTGTTTCAATCTATGGCATATACAACCCCGTATGGATAACGTTGGAATTTGGGCTATCCTTGGTACTATTAGAATATCATACTATTATAATCCCCTACTATTGATAAGGTTATATCCCCTGCCATTCCTAGAGGGTACTTGACCCCCCCACCCTTTCGTGGAAATCTGCCCACGCCCGAACCCACCTCCATATAAAATTCAAGGTTTTCCATTCCCGTGAAACAACCTGTGAAACACTTGCGGCTAAATAATATATTCTATGAATTAGTGATGAATTGGTCACAAATCAGGGCACAATTATGGTATAATATTGTTATTGTACATCATACGATAACTAAGATAGAAAGGACTAAGTACGAAACAAACATCCCCACCACCAAAAGGGGGATGAGTAGATAACTAGATATGAGAACTAACGTAGTATATAACATCGATACAAGTTAAGTATGACAATAACAATATTTAGAATGTCCTATAAGTTGTCATCTATAAGAATAAGTCATATGTCAATATTGTTTTATGGTATAATACTATATATCTTATTTAACTAATAAATAAATTATGTCAAATGATAAGTATAAGAAAGCAAGTCTACGTCAAATACCTGAGGATATACAGGAAAAGGCTAGGTATGCTGCTTCTGCTGATACTGGTAAATTACCTAGTGATGTTGTCATCCAGGTAGAGAGGAAGGTAGGCAGACCTGCTAATCATCTGTCACAAGAGATTAGAGCTGCTAAGGGTAAGAAGGCTAGAAGGAAACAAGGTACTAAGTATAGTCCTACAGATGACGATTATGGCAAGATTGAAGAGATGGTTACTATTGGTTTAGACCAGCATACTATCTCTAAGATTATGGGTGTGTCTACTGCTACCCTCACTAAGTATTTTAAGACTACTATGGAAATTGCCAGAGAGAAGCGTACAGCCAGTGTAGCTGGTGTGGCTTATAAGATGGCTATGTCTGGTGAGTCTGCCAGTATGACTACATTCTGGCTTAAGACCCAGGGTGGATGGACACCTAAGCAACACGTCATTCACGAGGACCGCAACTTTGATATCAGTTGGTCTGATGATGAGGATGATATTGCAGATGCTAATAGAAGGGAAGAAGATAACTTGCACTGAAGAAAGGTATTGACAGGGAGTGAGCTATGGAAGAAGGGAAGAGGAAAGGTATTGTAATACCCTATACACCTAGGGTACTGCAAGCTAAACTACATAATGAGTTAGCTAGATTTAATGTTGTTGTGTGTCACAGAAGATTCGGTAAGACTGTATTTGCTATTAATCAGATGATTAAGTCAGCTATACAGGACCTCCAACTAGGTAAGAAAGCACCAAGGTATGCGTACTTAGCCCCTTTATTTAAACAGGCTAAGACAGTAGCTTGGGATGAATTAAAGAGATTGTTGTATGATTTCCCTGATGTTAAGTTTAATGAGGCTGAGCTAAGGGCTGACTTTATGGGTGCTAGGATACAGCTATATGGTGCTGATAATCCAGACACACTCAGGGGTATCTATCTGGATGGTGTCATCTTAGATGAGTATGCCCAGATGAACCCTAAGATGTACTCAGAGGTTATCAGACCTGCACTGTCAGACAGGAAAGGTTGGGGTATCTTTATTGGTACGCCTAAGGGTAAGAATGAATTCTATGATATTTACCATACAGCAGTAGAAAAGAAAGGCTGGAAGAGATTCTTATTCAAAGCCAGTGAGACTGGTATATTAGATGATGAAGAACTTGAGATGGCTCAGCAGGATATGGCTGATACTGAGTATGAACAAGAGTATGAGTGTAGTTGGTCTGCAGCACTGAGAGGTGCTTATTATGCTAAAGAGATGGAAGCTGCTTATGATGAGGGACGTATAGGTAAAGTACCTTATGACCCTAGTAAGCAGGTAATAACCGCTTGGGACTTAGGAGTAAGTGATAGTACGAGTATATGGTTTGCCCAATATGATGGCAAGGCTATTAACTTAATTGATTACTATGAGAACTCTGGTGAGGGATTACCTCACTATATTGACTTATTAAATCGTAAAGGTTATAATTATGGTGCACATATTGCACCCCACGATATTGTAGTTCGGGAGTTCTCCACAGGTAAATCACGTAAGGACCTAGCATATAGCTTAGGTATTGAATTCCAAGTAGCACCTAAGCTACGTATTATGGATGGTATTGATACTGTCAGAACTACGTTGAATAGGTGCTGGTTTGATGATACTAATTGTCAGAAAGGTATAGATGCATTACTACAGTACCGTAGTAGCTACAATGATAAGAAGAAGATTTGGTCACAGAAGCCAGTACACGACTGGACATCACACGCAAGTGACAGTTTTAGATATTTATGTAATACAGAAGTAGTGTTCACAGGGAACGATTCTGCTTGGAGTAAGGAGCTACCTAAGCAGGATTTGAGTTGGGTAATATAGGAGAAGGGAATGAATCCGAAGTGGTTAGAGAATAAGATTATTGAGATGTCAGAAGATATCAGAGAACTAAAGGAATTGCTGAGAGCTGTAGCTAAAGCACCAACTAAAGGTATGACACCAAATAAAGGCAAACAGTAAATATGAAGATGACAAAGAGAGAACTAGCTGCACACGTAGAGCAAGAGATTCAAGGTTCTCTAGGCTACGGTGACGGTAGACTGACTCAACAACGTACTGATGCTATGGATAGATACTATGGCAAGAAGTATGGTAATGAGCAAGAAGGTCGTTCTCAGATTGTCACAAGAGACGTGGCTGATGTGATTGAATGGATTATGCCTAGCCTGATGAAGATATTTACAGGTGGTGATAAGATAGTTAAGTTTGAACCACAAGGTCCTGAAGATGTGGAGATGGCTGAGCAAGCTACTGACTATACTAACTATGTGATTATGAAGCAGAACCCTGGGTTCAGCATAATTTACAGTTGGTTTAAGGATGCGTTACTACAAAAGAATGGTATTGTCAAACACTATTGGGATGACACTACTGAGATTACTAGAGAGGAATATAAGAACCTCACAGAAGAAGAGTTTACTTCATTCCTTATTGATGATGATGTAGAGATTATTGAACACACTGCTAATGGAGAATTAACTGAAGAAGAGGTTATGATGGGCAATATGCCACAACCTATTCTCCACGATGTAGTAATTAAAAGAACTAATGAGAGTGGTCAGGTAAGAATTGAACCTGTACCACCAGAAGAATTCCTGATTAATAAGTATGCAAAGGGAATCGAAGATGCACGTTTTGTAGGTCATAGAGTTAAGCGTACCAAAAGTGATTTAATCGCACAAGGTTATCCTAAGTCTAAGATTGAAAGAGCTTTCTCCGCTGAAGAGTCCGAATACAAGTCTGAACGTCTAGCACGTTTTGACTTTGATGGTGATGCTACATATGGTGGAGATGTTGATGAGGGTATTTGGGTGACTGAATGCTATATCAAGGTAGACTTCGACAACGATGGTATTGACGAATTAAGAAAGATAACGAAGGTCGGAGATGAACTATTAGATAATGAGGCTGTGGACAGTGTTCCCTTCTCCTCCCTTACACCTGTTCCTATGCCTCATAAGTTTTATGGTTTGAGTATTTATGACTTAATCTCTGACCTTCAACTAATTAAGACTACACTAATGCGTAACTTGTTAGACAATATG